TTTGTGCCTACAACGCATAAATATAGTTACAATATTAACTCAATAGGAGGCAGTGTTACGATGGACACAGAACAAACCACGGCAGGCAATACGGAGATAACTGACGCTCCAGCCACAGAAAAAGAAGTTCAGGCTAAATCGGAAGAAAAGTTTTACAGCCAAAAAGAATTTGATGATGCGATGGCGAAGATGAAACACGCGACATTAAATAAGGCTCTAAAACCCTACCAAGAACTGGGAGAAATCGAAGAACTCCGTGCTTTGAAGGCTAATCAAGAAAAGATTAAGCACGAAGAAGCAATGAAAAAGGGCGAATTCGAAAAAATCCTATCAGACTTGGCTTCCAAAAAAGATGCTGAAATCCAAAGGCGAGATAGCATTATCAGAGAATACAAGGTGGATACACCTTTATTGAATGCGGCAGCCAAAAACCGTGCTGTTAATCCAGAACAGGTTAAGGCACTGCTAAAGGGTAATGTGCGATTGGGTGATGAAGGAGAAGTTGAAGTGATTGACAATGCAGGAAGCGTTAGATACACTGACAATGGATCCGCAATGGGCGTGGAAGATTTGGTAAAGGAATTCCTAAATCAAAATCTACACTTTGTTGCACCCACACCAAGCACAACTAACACAAAGAGTTCTGTGATAGGCGAACGCAAGGAATTGGATATTAGCAAATTAGATATGAGCAATCCTGCTCATAGAAAACAATATGCTGAATGGAAGGATCTACAAAAGAATCCCCGTTAAGCATATAGCCTAAACTTATAGGAGACGAATATGGCTAATAATACAACTATTAACTCGGAACTTTTTACCGCGTTATTGGCTGATGCACAATTTGCTGCCTACGAAAATTCTGTGGCAAGAAATATCGTAACTACATTTGATGCACCTGCCAACTCAGGAACTTCTTTACAAGTTCCAGTTTGGTCCTCAGTAAGTGCAGACTCTTTCACAGAAGGAACTGCCGCAACTGCTAAAGACACAAACACAACTTCAGCAACAATCACTCTTGCAGAGATTGGTGCTTACTTCCAAGTGACTGACTTCCTTAGAGATTCAGCACAGCGTGATGTGGTTGGTGACTTAGGTTTTAACGCAGGTCGCGCCATTGCGGAAAAAATGGACTCAAATGTGTTTGCACTCTTCAATTCAATCACAGCAAGTGTTGGAACTGAAGACTCAGCAATCACTGTTGATAACATCTTTGATGCAATCGCAACTCTACGCGGTAACAAAGTAACTGGTCCTTTATACGCTGTTGTAGGCCCAAGACAAGCACTTCAATTGAAGAAAGCATTATATAGCGGTGGCGGAACTGTAATGGCGAACGACACTGTTGGCGGTGCTGTTCTTCAAAGAGGCGCAATTGGAGTCCTTGGTGGCTGCACAATAATTGAAAGTTCATTAGTTAAATCAGACTTAGACACTGACACTGACACTGAACTTAATATGGTTGGTGCAGTATTTGCCCCTACTGCTTTTGGACACGCTATGCGTGGTGGAATCGAAATGAATTCCCAATACCAAGTTGCGGATAGGGCGACAGATATTTTGATGAAGGCTACAGTCGGACAGGCAATTCTTCAAAACAGCCACGCTGTGAAGATTGTTGGTTCAGCAACTGACTAATAGAGAATAAATAATATTACAACTCCGGTTGTGACATTTATTGTTCTTATACGGTTAAAGGGGGTAGGCAACTGCCCCCTTTTTCTGTCTTTATAATATGAATTCCCGTGATTGGTATAAATACATACAAGCAGAAGGACTGCTGGTAACGAACATATAATCATTGGGAGAAGGACTCCATTATGGCATACGCAACAATCGACGATTTGCTTGAGATAGATCCTACCATTACAGAATACGGTGTATTGGATTGGGATGCCGCTCTTGCAGAATCAGAAACAGAGGTTAATCGCTTACTTGAAGTAAGATGGTGGCCCACTTACCACAGAAGAAGAAACGACATCAAATATCCAACTCTTGCGATATTGATGGAAACTGACAAATTAGACCCAACCCAATGGACAAAAGCAACTTGTTTTTATGCACTGGCATATATCATCTGTCCTAAACTAACCAAGCACGAAGCGGATCCAGATCGTTTTAGAATGATGATGGATTACTATGAAAAACGCTTTGAACAAGAGTTTGATATCTGCACAAGAGCAGGCGTTAGATACGACAGCAATGATGATGATGTGTTCCAGGATGCAGAAAAGACACCAGATGTATTCCTAAGGTTGAGGCGATAGATGTCAAGCATAAGAGAAGATTTAGCAATCAATTTGGTAGAGGTCCTAAAAGAAATTGAGGACGACAAACCCATTCTTGTTACCAGAGAACCCTTCAATGTTGAAGAATTAGCAATCACACAGTTCCCTGCGATATTGGTCCAAACGGGAACTGAGGATAGAGAACTGCTCACTATGGGTGCGCCAGGCACTGGTAGAAAGCAGGGCACAATAAATTACAGCATCCGCGGCTTTGTTCGTGGTAATGAACTTGACTCAAAAAGAAACAGACTGATAGAACAGATTGAAGAAATACTAGACACTGACAGGCAAAGAGAAAAAACAAAATATGTGGTTATGGATTCAATCATAACTTCAATAGAAATAATTGAAAGGCAACCGCCATTGGCAGAGTTTGTGTGCAATTATGAAATCACATACAACTATTTGGTAGGAACTAACTAATGGCAACAATGACAAAAAACGGAAGAGTCAAGGAAATTCACGATGACAGTGAAATTGAAAAATATGAACAGTTGGGCTGGCAATTACAAACTGACAGCGAAAGCAACAATTCAGAAGGAGACGCAGATGACGAAAGTTAAAATTCAGAAGGGTGACAAAACAAGAGAAGTCAGCCCTGAACAGGTTTCACACTATACAGAAAGGTTCTGGAAAGTAGTGGAAGACACGGCAACAAAACAGCCTGCCGCTTCTAAATCATTCAAAAAGAAGGATGACGAAGAAAAGGTTGAACTAAACGATGACAATGTAATTAAAGGAGACTAACTATGGCATCTATTACAGGACACGCAGGCAGCATCGATGTTAATGGACAAAATGTTGCTGAAGTAAGAAACTACTCAATTGAAATGACAAGCGACACAATTGAAAACACAGTTATGGCTGGTGCAAACTCAGGCAGAACTTACACAAAAGGCTTATCTAGTTTTTCTGGATCTGCTGATGTGTATTGGGACGCAACACACTTTAGCGACACTTCAAACCCAGATCTAGACGGATTGGTTAATGGTGATGTTGGTGACGCGGCTGTGGCTATCAAAGTATATCCAGACAATGCAGTAAGCGGCACATATTGGGGTGGCAACATTCATATCACAGGATACAGTATTACTGGATCTTTTGACGGTATGATTGAAGCATCTGTTTCATTCCAAGGCACAGGTCAATTAACTTACACACCGTAAGGATTTGATTGATGAAAGTTGATGTTATAGGCATCAAACAACTCACTGAGGCTTTGCAGAAGGCTGTGGAAGCAACAGTGTCAAGCACCGCTGAAGTATTTCAAGTGGCTGCCAAGAAGAACACTCCCATAAGGAGTGGTAATGCTAGGCGCAATTGGAACAAGAAGACAAGGCAAGAAGGATTTGCCGTGGAAAACCGTGTTCCTTACATAGAAAGACTTGAGCAGGGAAGTTCTAAACAAGCCCCAAGGGGTATTGTTAGACCCACTCTAAGAGAAACAAGGAGAAAACTGAAATGACAACTAAAGTCAGAGCAATGGATAAGATTACTTCGCATTTTAGAAATAAAATTAGCGGAGAAGCGAAATCCATCACTGTCCCTGAATGGGACAACCTAACAATCTATTACAAAACTTCTAACACACTTGAAGCAGAAGGTAGATTGGTAGAACTTGCCCAAAAGGGTAAAACAATTGAAGCACTGGTAGAAACACTGATTACCAAGGCAATGGATGAAGAAGGCAAACCTCTATTCACAAAAATGGATAAGGTTAGTTTTATGCACGAGGCTGATCCAAGTGTAGTAATCCGTGTTGTTGGTGAAATGAATTCAGCCAACGCGGACACCAATCTGGAGTTTGTAGAAAAAAACTAAGAGCAGACCCAGATTTAATGTTCGCTTATAGGTTGGCGAAGGATTTGGGTCTGCTTGTTAAGGATGTGCTTCAAATGACAACCGCAGAGTTTATGGGTTGGATCGCTTTTTATAAGATTGAAGCAGATGAAACAAAAAAGGTAATGCAAAGGGAAAAAGCCCGTAGGAGATAAAGAAGGTGGCACAGGAAATACTAGTAAGGTTTAAGGGCGATGCGGGCCAACTGAATAGAACCGTATCAAGAGTCAATAGAAGTATTGGCAGCCTTGAACGAAATTCAAAGGTAGCAGCCAACAGCCTTGGTAGAATACAGGGTGTTGCCAGCAGAGTCTCCGCCGCACTAACAGTGGCAGGA